ATGAGCCAACACTACACGCGCAACACGGTGAGCGCGTCGGCCTGGTGCCCGAAGTGTGGCAAGCAGACGCAGCACAGGATCGACGATCGCAGAGTTGGGCCGTGCCTTGATTGCTTGAACCGGCCGCGAGAGTCAGTCAGACCGAACCCGCAGTTGGGACTGTTCAATAAGGAGGGAAGCGATGCGGCAAAGACTTAAATGTTGGGTGGGCAGGCGGTGGGCTATTTATTCATTGCATGTCATGAGGCCTGTTTGGGAATTGCGGCCCGAGACGGCTACGAACCCTGCTGGCTTGGGAGTATCCCAGTGCGCTGTGTGCGGGTGGATAGGGCGCAAAGACGGGTGCTACCGATGAGAACCACAGGAATCAAGGCAGGAGATGTGGTGCTGGTGATTGAGCGCCACGGCGAGCAGTATCTGGTCCGCAACGGGCTAGTGGAGTCCTTTTCGATGGACGAGGCGCTAGCGGGTACGCATGGGGAGCCTGCGATCAAAGTAGGCATTGTGATGACGCGCCAAGACGGCCGCAGTGGGCCGGGCGCCAGTCGCCCTATGCTGATACTGTGCCAGGTGGTCCACATCTCGCACCGCGACTTTGTCGAGGGGCTTGGAGCCCAGGCATACGAAGAGCTGCCGAGACCGGCCAGCGGCGTCTGCCGCTACTGCAAATGCACCGACCAGCGCGCATGCCCTGACGGGTGCTCGTGGATAGGCGCCGAGCGCACAGTTTGTTCGAACCCATTGTGCGTGGCGAAGTTTAAGGAGTACATGCTGAGCGAGCCCGACGCACCTGTTAGAGCATGACCTACCGCATCCCAGCCCGCAACTCAAACCGCGCGCCGGCGGCCACGGAAGAGCTCAACACTCGGCTCGCGCAAGCGCTTCGCACTGAGATCCAGATCGCACTCACAGACCTGGACAGAGGGGACCAAACGCGCGTGCTTCTCAAAGTCCAGGCGTTCATCGCCGACACGCTGGAAGCGCTGGAGACGTCGACCGAAACTTAAGCGCGGCGGCCAGCTTCCAGTCTTTTACAACTGCCGCGGCACCGGTCCTCACGGCAACGTTTGTGGGTAGCGAGCCTGCCGACCGGCAGGCCCGCGAAAAATTTACCCGTCCCCGGACCCGTCCCCGGACCCGTCCCCGGACCCGTACCCGTACCCGGACCCGTCCCCGGACCCGTCCCCGGACCCGTCCCCGTACCCGGACCCGTACCCGTACCCGTCCCCGGACCCGTCCCCGTACCCGGACCCGTACCCGTACCCGGACCCGGACCCGTCCCCGGACCCGTCCCCGGACCCGGACCCGTCCCCGGACCCGGACCCGTCCCCGTACCCGGACCCGGAAATTTTTTCGGTCAAGCTGTCCACGGCTTGACCGCCTCAATGCTCTTGCGCGCGACGGGAGTGACGGGCACAATCTCGACCGCTTCAAGTAGCAGCACTTTGTTGACTGCAATCGGGAATTTGCAGTTTGCAGGTTTAGACACTCCGCGCATGGCGAGCTCCGAAAGCGACGCCGCACCAGACCAATACCAAAGCCTGCGCGCGTCGCTCAGTTCAACTTCACGACTATCTCTGGCCACAAGCGTACCGGCAAAAACGCCGGCGCTGTACGTTCGCACAATTACATAGGTTCCCTTTGTGATAGTACTTTCCACTGTGTCTCCCTTCGCTTTATTAAACTCGGTCGATAGCCTTCGGCTTCCGGTCTTTGTAGAAGCACTGGCAAGACGGATGCTTGCAGAATGGGCGGCGTTCGTTCCCATGCAGCAGGTTCCAACACTTCTCGCAGATCAGCCGCCCGGTAATGGGATCCGGCCGGAGCTTGAACCTCTTCGAATACTCAGCCGCTGCAGCTTTCAGGGTCAAGCCGTCGCCTTCCTTTCGGGCGTCACCTTAAGCCGCGGCCGCGGGCCGCGTTTGCGCGCGGTCAACGCCGCGACGCGGTCCAGGATCGCTTCGCTGGAGTATTGGGAGCTGGAGATTGTCGAGTCGGCCGTCCAGCCTGACGGCTCGAGTGCGTCGTCCTGCGCAACGAGTAGCCTGCCGGTGTACGGGCTGATCGCCTTGGCCCGCTTCAGCAGCGCCTCGGCGCCCTTGAGTGGCCAGGTCACCAACAGCAAGTCAAACGTCGCCGGCGTCTGCAGCATCAGCTGCTCGGCCTCGTCGGCGGTGTCCGCTGTGGTCACAGCGTAGCTATAGGTCCGAAGCAGGTAGCTCAGCAGGCCCACCCGAAACTCGTAGTTGCCAGCCAACAGAATTCTCCTTGCGGGCCTCACCAGGAAAACCTCCTTTGCAGTTGATCGAGCATTCGTGCTTTCGTGCTTTCGTGTCCGGACCCGCGCGGGGCGGATCCGTGAAGCAGCTCGAGGCAGCGAGCGCAGCGCAGATCCCTGCGCCCGAAGAACCCGTGACAATAACGCGAGTGTTTGAGAGCGCCGGCGCCGGTGAATTCCCGCGAGTACATGGCGTAGGGCGAGAGTAGCAGGTTGGTGGGCTGAGCGTTCATAGCGCACCCTCTTCCTTCAGGGCATCGGCCGCAGCGTTAGCGGCGGGGATGTTGACTAAGTGGCAGATGAAGCGGTGCTCGGCGAGGCCGGTGCGGTGATAGCACCGGCAGAACCGCCAGCCTTGTGCAGCCATGACTGGAGCGAAGAGAGCAGCGAGGGCCTGGCGGCAGCCAGGCCCCTCGAGCGCAAAGCGCGGGTAGACGGCTTCCAGAGCGCTCCAGACCTGGTCGGGGACGTGTGCGCAGCTGCCGGCGCAGGCGTTCGCCGCCGGAGTTGCAGCCGGCCGCTGCACTTTGGTTGAGAGGGCGCGGCGAGCTCGCGCGGCGACGAGCCGGGCGAAGGTCCCGATCGGGATGACCTGGTTCATGGCCGCACCGCCTTCCTCGGAGAGATATCAATGTGCGAGAGGGCGACGCAACCAGCCTCGCCTTCTAGCCACACGACAGCAGTGTGGCCGCCTAGCATGAGAGCCAGAGAGCGAGTCGTGCTATCTTGCCGTCGCCCTCTCGCACTCCGGTCCAGTAACGGCAGACCGTCCCGACCTGGTTGCCTGCATTAAAGCTGTCGCAGAGGCGCTGCTGGAGTCTCGCCCGACGTTGGAGGTTCATGCCCGCACCTTCGCGGTCGCGATCACGGACATTAAGGTGGCGGACTCGGAAGGCGTGAAGAGGCTCGTGAGGGGCTGGCGCTGCGCGAGCGACTGCATGGCCGCGGCGACGGTGCAGGGCTCGTAGCGGGAGCTTTGGGGGTTGTAGGCGTACGTGGCGCCGGAAACGTCGACGTTCAGATAGCGGCGCGAGTCAACGTGTTTGTAGAGGTAGATTCCGTCGACCAAGCCCATGTACATGAACTGCTCGCACAGGCCGGGCGGGCAGAGCTTCTCGAGCGGCGCCCAGTGGGGCGCGAGCGCTGCGCGAAGGTCCTGAATTGCCTGGTCGGGGTTATGATTGGGTTGCGCGGGTACGGCAACACCTTGGCGGGTGTGCATTGGGGCCTCCTCTTAAGGCTCTGTTGCGGCTGGCCCGCGTCTTCGTTGGCGCGAAGGGAGCGGGGCGTGAAAGTTCCTACTTCGCGCGTGTTGCGCTCTTTACGCTGCGAAGGTTCTGAGCCTCCAACTCGCTCAGCCGTTTGATAGCCAGGCGAATGATCTGGGCATCTTTCAGGCCAGTGCGCTCGATGAGGTAATCGAGCAGCGCGCGCGTATCCGGATTGATACGTATCGACACAGGCGTCGAGGTTGCAGGCTTTTGTGGCTTGGGCTTCATGTCTACAGAATGTAGCGCAACATGCGACAGGTGTCAAGTTACCTTTGTGGCTCCAGCTTTGCGAGGGGCAGGAAAGGGTACACCTGCGCGCGTTTGGCGCGCCATAGCGCAACAGTGGCAGGCGCAAACGTGCCCTGATCACGGACACGAACATCTAAATAGTGCACACTTGAACCTTATTGCTCGACATATATATACAAGTCCCGCGCGGATCCGCGCGGGCCTCCAGCCTTGCGTCACGTGTGATGGTTGCGGTGAACGAGCGCGGGCGGAGGATCGGCGAGACGCACCACAACGCGCTCATTTCCGACGCCGTGGTCGACCTGATGCGCGACCGCCACGAGGACGACGGGGTTGGCTATAGGAAAATCTCCCGCGAGTTCAACGTGGCGCTGACGACGGTGCGGAAGATTTGTACCTACGAGCGCAGAGCGCAGACCGCGGAGCGATGGAAGACGATCAAGGTTCGCAAACAGAAGCCGGCTGTTTTAGCCGAGCTCTTCGACCGACCCAACGAACAGATCAAGCACACCGGCTACATCGAAAGCTACCTGCCGTCGGCAGCGCGTGCCCCCGGGCGTCAGTACGCACCATTTCCCACAGGCGTCGCGCCTTTCAACGCCGATGGGGTAGCAATTGCGCTGCCTGCCGAGCAGACTTTCACTGGGTACGTGCAGAAGCCTGGTAAAGAGAACATCGGCGCCCGTCGGAGGGTGCCCGTAACCCTCACAGCGGGCCTTATAAAGAGGTAACAATATGCGGTTTCGTTACGCTTTTTGATTATGGAACATCTTTCAAACGACGAGATCCACGCGGTTCTTCGCCAGGCAAAAGCCTCGCGCGAGCGCGACTGGCTGATGATATTGGTTGGCTTTTGGCATGGCTTGAGAGCGAGCGAAGTCGTTGCGATCACAGCTGGTTCGATCGTCGACGGGCATCTAACGGCGGTTCGCTTGAAGGGGTCGAACAAGACGGTGCAGCCACTGGTGTCACACACTGACCCGCTGCTCGATGAGGCCCGCGGTCTCTTTGAATATGCTTCAGAAATGCACTCCAATCAAAAGCTCTTTCCGATTTCGCGCGTGCAGTTCTATCGCCTCTTTCATCGTTACGCGATCGCCGCCGGCATCGCGCAGCGGAACGCGCATCCGCACATTTTGAAGCACTCGATCGCGATGCAAAGTATAGACAGCGCTGGCATTGAGAACGTGCGCGTGTACCTGGGTCATAAGTCGCTCAGCTCGACGGGCGCGTACCTGAAGGTCGACGACCTCACAGCTTCGGCACGTGTGACGTCAGCGGCCGGCGCGTCCAAAATGGATTGAATGTTTGATTGTCAGGAGCGCTTTCAATGCTGTTAGCCGTTGGATCTAAGGTCAAGTTCAAGAGCGAAGTGCAGCGATACACGGTGCAGGCCTCCGACGAGCGCTTCGCGATCTGCACCAAACCGATGAACGCGCTGCACACGGTGCTTTACACCATCATAGACTTCGATAAAGGCGTGCGCGGTACCGAGGACCTGATCTTCGGGATGGGTGCTGAGACGCGCGAGCAGTGCGAGGACATGCTCGACCGGCTCAACGGCCGGCCGGATTCAGAGCAGCGCTTTCTTGTGGCTGTGGGGCGCGTGGTATTGCACCGGGCCAGCCAGGTCTCCTATCGGAACCGGTGCGCTTTAGACATTCAGGAAGGCTAAGCAAATGGCAGGACGCGGCGGATCGAGAAAGGGAGCGGGGCGGAAGGCGAAGCCGGTGAAGCCCGCGGCCGTCGCGAAGGGCGTCGCCAACGAGATCCTCAGCTTCCTGGCTTTAGATAAAACTAAACACCCTAAGAAATGCCACTGCCTGCTGTGCCGCTGGCGAAGGCTTGCCGAGGCAAGGGATGAGCGCCTGCGCTTCGCTGTTGAGAAATCGCTGCTCGACCGCACGCTCGGTCTGCCAGCTCAGGCGATCGAGCAGAAGCATTCGGGCAGGGTCACGCTCGAGGGCCTAGTGTGTGGAGAAAAGGAAGAGGAATGAACCCATCAGAGCAGGAGCCGTGGGTCGATCCAGCTTGGATCGAATGGCAGCGAGTGATCTATAGAAAGGCAGTGCAGTGATTATTCGAACCGTAAAACTAAAGCTGTTCCAGCCCGGCAATAAGAAGTTTTTCATCAAGACGGTTGTTGCTGGCCCAGGGAAGAGGTTCACCGCGGCGGGCATCGAGAAGATCCTCGCAGACTTTGTGGACAAGGTCGACGCAGCGATGCCGGACCGATACAACGTGGTCCAGGTCGGCCCCGGTGCATTCAACTTTGTGCGTATAACTCCTGAGCCCGTGTTCACCGGGCGCCCTGGAACTCGCGAGCAGTGCGCTGAGAGTCTCGATCGCCTCGCTGCGCGCATGCCCAAGGTGTTGGTGAGCGACTGGCCAGCGGGCGCCGTGCGGGTTGATGACTGAAGCCCAGCGCAGGGCCAGGGCCAGAATAGCCGAGTGGCGCGTTGACCCGGTAAAGTTCGTGCGCGACAACTTCCACGCTGAGCCGGATGCGTGGCAGCACGACGTGCTGGGCCTGATGGGCAAGCCTGGCCGCAAGCGCATCGCCATGAAGGCTTGCGCAGGGCCCGGCAAGACTGCAGTGCTGGCCTGGGCTGGCTGGCATCGCCTGGCGTGCTTTGCGGCGCCGAACGAGCACCCCAAGGGCGCCGCGGTCTCGATCACCGGCGACAACCTACGCGACAACCTATGGTCGGAGCTTGCGCGCTGGCAGAACGAGTCGCCATTCCTGCTGAACGCTTTCCAATGGAATGCGCAGCGCATCACTGCAAAAGACCATGCCGAGACGTGGTTCCTGGCGGTGAAGGCCTGGGCGAAATCTGCGGACCTGGAGCAGATCGGCCGAACACTTTCCGGCCAGCATGCGCGTTTTCCGTTCTATCTTATTGACGAATCAGGCGACATCCCACCGAACATGCTCAAGTCGGCCGAGCAGGGACTGACGAGCTGCGAAGACGGTCTGATCATGACCGCCGGCAACACCACGTCGCAGACAGGTCTGCTCTACGAGGCGAGCGTGCGCGGCCGCAGCCAGGTCGACGCCGATGGAAAACCTTTGTGGGACGTCATCTCGATCACCGCCGACCCTGACGATCCGAAGCGCACGCCGCGCGTCGACATCGAGTGGGCCCGGCTACAGATCGAACTCTACGGCCGCGAGAACCCCTGGGTGATGGCTTACATTCTCGGGCTGTTCCCACCAGGCTCGATCGACGCGCTGCTATCGGCCGATGATGTCGAGAAGGCGATGAACCTGCACCCGCGGCCTGAGACCTACAGCTGGGCACAGAAGCGGATCGGCGTCGACGTGGCGCGATTTGGCGACGATCGCACGGTGCTGTTCCCGCGCCAGGGCATTGCAGCCATGATGCCGAGGATCATGCGCCACGCGCGCGACTCCGCAGTCTCGGTGCACATCGCCGGCGCCGTGATGTCGAAGAAGATGGAGTGGGCCAATACCACAGCGTTTGGCGAAGAAGAGATTTTAAGCTTCTTCGACGATACGGTGGGATGGGCGCACGGTGCCGTCGACGTGATGCGGGCTGCAGGGCACGTGGTCTACGCTGTGGCGTTCGACAAGCCTGCGAACGATTTACGCTACGCCAACATGCGCGCCGAGATGTGGATGAAGATGGCGGACTGGGTGAAAGCCGGCGGGTCGCTGCCGAACATTCCTGAGCTGATTCAGGAGCTGAGCGCCCCGACCTACTTTTTTCACAAAGGAAAGTTTCAGATTGAGTCGAAGGACCAGATCAAGACACGGCTGGGACGATCCCCGGATCTGGCCGACGCGCTGGCGCTGACCTTCGCGATCCCAGACCAGCCAGGCGGCATGACCAGGCTGCCTGGGTCGGGCTCGCACACCGCGCCGAAGCCCTACGACCCGTACGCGGCTATTTGAGGCGGAGCTCGCCGGCAGGAAGGTCGTCGTTCACTTGCAGCCGCACACCAAAAGCAAACATCGGCTGCACCAGCTTAGCCGGCGGCTTTGGCGGCTCAAACCCGCACTCTCTCATGAGGGTCTGCACCGACTCAGTACAGAGTTCGCAACACGAGGGCCTCGGCCAGGCCTGTACGATGAGCCGCTCGAACTTGATCTTGAGCTTCATCCCATCGGCCCCACTTCAATCGGCTGTATCCTGGCCGCCTGGCCGATTTGGTACGGCATCCATTCGCAGAAGCTCTGATAGGCGGGGGGACGCGGCCCTTCCCCGTCCCAAAGCCAGACCGAGGTCTCGCCGAGCACCTCTCCCGTGGGCGAGAGCACTCCGAGATTGACACGAGTGTCCGAGTGGACAAAGGCGATGATGGCCGCGTTCGGCTGAGTCCCAACTTGGCCGGCCGGCCAGAACCAGACGACGCGTCCCACGGTTGGCTTGATCAAGGCTTTTCTCCTATCCCGGACATGTTCGCCAGTTGCGTGAGCCCGTACGGACGTAGGGTCAGCTTCGTTGGGGCGATGTCCTGCACCGCAAAATCGACTCCATTGACGGTCACCTTTTCGCCGATCCTGAAGATCTTCCAGCCCTTCGAGACAGCGTCCTTCAGCATCTGGTCGGTTCCGAGATCTTCAAAGTGGTGCGTTTCTGGATTCATAGCCATCACCTCACCTCAATTCTAAGGATACCCGTAAAGAACAAACCCCGCCCTAAGCTCGGACCATGAGCACAACTGCCGTTCTGCGGGTCAGTCACGTGGCGATCCTCTGCGCGGCCAACGCGCGGCAGCTGGTCGACGAGTACGCCGCGGAGTGCTCAATTCCCGACGCATACCCACAAGAGGAGAAGTACGCCGCGCTCGAGCAATCCGGCGCGCTGCAGTGCTTCGCCGCCTACGTGGACGACGAGCTGATCGGATTCGCGTCCGTGTTGAGCGCTGTAATGCTACACAACGGCAGACGCATGGCCGCCCTCGAAAGCATCTTCGTATCCCGTTCACACCGCAGCTCGGGCGCCGGCAACGCTCTGCTGAGCGCAGCCGAGCAGTACGCGGCCGAGGTGGAATGCGTTGGGCTTAGTTACCTCCCGAGAATCGGCAGCGCTCTGGAGAAGGTTCTGCTACGCCGCTCCGACTGCGAGCCAACTCACACCATGTACACCAGGTGGCTATGAACTCAAGCCTGCAAACAACTACGCGCGGTCTTCAGCCGGCGAGCCAGGAAACGCTCGAGAAACTGGCGATCGTGCACCAGGCGCTGCGCCAGGTCAGCGACGTCCGCATTACTACAGACCACATCCTCCACGGCGGCATGTACACGCGCACCATCCGGCTCGAGGCCGGCGTGGTGATGATGGGCTCACTAATCAAACGCCCCACCATCCTGATCGTCAACGGCGCAACGCTGGTGATGACCGGAGACCAGGGCGAAGAGCTCGAAGGGTACAACGTCATCCCTGGATCCGCCGGCCGCAAGCAGCTCTTTCTGACCCGCGGCCCGGTTAAGATCACGATGATTTTCGCGACAGAGGCCAAGAGTCTGGCCGAGGCAGAGGACGAAGTATTTGATGAAGCCGACGAGCTGATGTCTCGCAAGGACGGCAGCGGCGACACCCTCACGATCACAGGGGAGTAAGCGATGAGCGCAAGCAACAAGCTGGTAATTTACACGAGCGAAGCGGAGCTGGCGAAACACGCAGCCGGCTACCCGTGCCTGGTCAACTACAACCCGTTCGATAAGACCGGCGAGATCGACGACGGATGCGGGCATTTCGCCCACGTCACCTTTGTGGCTGCCGACCCAAACAGCGAGCCCGAACTGCCAGCAGGCGAGTTCGACACGGTCGTGTTCGTCGGGTTCCCCATGCGAAACTTCAGGCCGCAAGATGCAACAGCATGCAATAAGGAACAGGAGTAAATCGTGGCGGGATCCGTATCGGCAGCCACATGGATCGCCCTGGCCGGCGTCGCCGCAGCTGGAGTAGGCACCGGGGTCGCCGCGGTGAACGGCGCGAAGTCTAACGCCAACCAGGCAGCCTCTCTGAAGGCTCAGACCACAGCCACGCAAACGGCCGAAGCTAGCGCACTGTCGACCGAGCGCAAGAACGAGACGGCCACCAACGCTGTGAACCAAAAGACTCCAGACATTTCGTCCATCCTCTCGCAGGCTGCTAACTCCTCGAAGGTAGGGATCGGATCCACTATGCTGACTGGCGCCGGCGGCGTGGCCCCCAGCAGTCTCAACCTCGGTAAAAGCACGCTTTTGGGGTCCTAGACGATGGCAGATAACAACGACGCACGCCAGCACGCGATTCAGCGGTGGGGCCAGCTCAAGACCGAGCGCTCCAGCTGGTGGTCTCACTGGCAAGAGATCACGACATACATTCTGCCGCGGAGCGGCCGGTACTTCCGCCAAGACAGGGACAAGGGCAACCGGCGCAACAACAACATCTACGACAACACCGGGATCCGCGCGCTCAGAACGCTGGGCGCCGGGCTGATGGGCGGCGCGACGTCGCCAGCACGACCTTGGTTCAGGCTGGGCACGCCCGATCAGGACCTCAACGACTTCCAGCCAGTGAAACTGTGGCTTGACGATGTGTCTAAGCGCATGCACCAGATCTTCCAGAAATCGAATACCTACCGCGCGCTGCACCAAATGTACGAAGAACTGGGCGCGTTCGGTACCGCCGCATCAATCATCCTGCCCAACTTCCAGAACGTGATCCACCACCACCCGCTGACAATCGGCGAGTACGCGATCGCAACCGACGCCCAGGGCAACGTGTGCACGCTCTATCGCGAGTTCGAGATGACAGTCTCGGCGATGGTAAAAGAGTTCGGCTACGCGAACTGCACGCCGACAACGCAGAGCCTATACGACAAAGGCAACGGCCTTGACCGGTGGATCCCGCTCATTCATGCCATCGAGCCAAGAGCCGACCGCGATCCGAGCATGAAGAACTCGAAAAACATGGCTTGGAAATCAATCCACTTTGAACTTACCGGCACCGGCACGACGCTGCTGCGCGAGAGCGGCTTCAAACAGTTTCCGGCGGTGTGTCCCCGCTGGTCGGTAGCCGGCGGCGATATCTACGGCAACTCACCAGGCATGGAAGCCCTCGGCGACATCAAGCAGCTGCAGCACGAGCAGCTCCGCAAAGCCAACGCGATCGACTTCATGAGCAACCCACCGCTCCAGGTTCCAACCAGCATGAAGAACATGGACGTTAATCGCATGCCTGGCGGGATTACCTACATCGATCCCGGCGCCGGCGGCGCGACGATGAAAAGCGCTTTTGACGTGAACCTCGATCTCGAGGATCTACTCGCGGACATTCGCGACTGCCGCGGCCGCATCAATTCAGCTTTCTTCGCCGACATGTTCATGATGCTTGACAACAACACGAACCCAAACATGACCGCGACCGAAGTGGCAGAGCGACACGAAGAGAAGATGCTCATGATCGGGCCGGTGCTTGAGCGGCTGTCAAACGAGCTCCTGTATCCGCTGATCGAGACCACATTCACGCATATGCTCGAGGCTGGCCTGGTACCGCCGGCGCCGCCAGACATGCAAGGGCAGTCTTTGAACGTCGAGCTAATCTCGATGCTTGCACAGGCGCAGAGTGCCATCGGCACCAACTCCATCGACCGTTTTGTGAACTCGCTGGGCGTGGTGGCAGGGCTGAAGCCAGAAGTGCTGGACAACTTCGACCCCGACCAGTGGGCCGATACCTACTCTGACCGCCTGGGCGTGGATCCGAAGCTGATTGTCGCTTCCGACCAGGTGGCGATGATCCGCCAGGCGCGAGCCAAGGCGCAGGCGGCACAGGCCAAGGCTGAGGCCATGCAGCAGCAGTCACAAACAGCCAAGAACTTGGCGCAGGCGCCAACGCAGGGCGGCCAGTCATATGGCCTGCAGGACATGATGAATCAATTCAGCGGCTACGGTTCGCCTTCAGGGGCCGAGGTCTAGGAGCAACTTATGAAAAAAGCTATTCTCTCAGTCTTATTGATCCTCTCGGCGGCCGCCGCCCACAGCCAATCGATGGGTCGCGTTCTCTACGGCAACGGCGTCCCCGACAGCTCAACCCCCGACTGCACGCAAACCATGGCGTACATCAATTCACTGAACGGCGACCTTTACACGTCCGTCGGGAAGCCGTGCGCGTGGGTCCTGAAAGGTAACCCAACTACGCCGACCGCGCAGGCTGCACAGGTGTCTTCGACCTTCAATAACTGGATTCAAACGACACCGACTGTCAGTTGTGCAACCGGAACTCCGACAACTGTAACCTCTGTGCTCAACACTGAAATAGTTGGCAAGACAGCGTCCTTTAACTTCACAATCACAGAGACGGCCATTGGGACGTGCAGCGGAAGTCTACTGCTTTCCCTCCCATTCACCCCTGCGCAAGCAGGCACTATCGTTTGCGCTGAGATAGGTAATGCGGGTGTTTCCGGGTACGGGTCTTTGTCTGCTTCAGATTCTCATGTCTATATAGCAAGTTCAACTGGCGGGAACTGGAATACAAACGGCGACATTATCGTTTGCTCTGGAATCGCGCAAACACAATAGGCACCCTGGTTGAACCCAGCGCTACGGGGCCCGCAAAAGGGCGCGATGCCCGCACGAACTCAGCGGTTTACTCTAGGCATCACACGGAGAGGCACGACCATGGTCGACATGAAGATGAGCCCCGAAGAGGCGAAAGAGCAGTGCTCGCCTTCAACAGATGAAGGCCCCCGCTACCCTTGGGGGCTTCAAATCCACCTCGACGATGACGCCCTGGCCAAGCTCGGCACCGGTGACAGCCTGAACGTGGGCGACGAGGTCGTGATCACAGCCAAGGCGCTGGTGACCAGCAAGAGCGGCTACCAGACGATGGTAGGGGACGCAGAAACCAGCGTCGACCTGCAGATCACGGACATGGAAGTGGGCGCCGGATCCTCGAGTAAGACGGCGAAGACTCTTTACGACAAGTCGTAGCTGCCACCGAGCCCGAGCACAGCCGGGCGAAGGCCGGGATGTCTAGTCTCTCGTTGGCGCAGCCTTCGCACTCCTCTAGAGGTTCGCAGCCCGTCACCCTTAACGGCGCACGCAGGACGCTCGCCAGGCTGTGCATATGCTCGTCGCAGGCGGGGAAGTCGTCGCCAAACCAATGGATGATGTTGGTGGCCTTCATGGGTCGGATTGTAGGCGAGCCTCGCAAGAGACGCAATAGCCTAAACCTGATCGAAACCGGGGGCGCCCAACACGCCCGCGGGCGGGTTCACATCCTCTTTCTCGCAGAATTCGCAGCGCGCGACTGCATCGCAGCGCGTAGTGAGTAGCTGAAAAGCAAAAGCGTGTGCTAATTGGGTGAGCCGAGCGGTGTGAGGATCGCAGGCCAGGACGTCTTTGCCAGGCCAGTGCACGATGTTCGCTGCCTTCATTCCCTAAATAATAAGCGACGCCGGCGACGGATTCTGGTCAAGGCTGATCGGAGAGAAGCACGGGAGCTTGCCGGCCTAGTATCCGGTCCCGTTCCTCGTCGTTCTCGCAGTCCCCGCACTCGAAGATCGGGTCGATCGGTGTAACGCTCAGCCCAAATCTCAAGAGCTCGGCCAGCTTCTGGAGTTTGGCTGTGTGCCCGTCGCAAGCGAGGACGTCCTGGCCGGGCCAGTGAACGATGTGCGTCGCTACTATGGCGCCAATTATAAGCGGTACCCGTAAGAGATTCAGCTCGCGGGATGATACGCATTGTGAACCCCTACGATCCAACCGACCTCCAGGGGCAAGAGGTGGACCGGGAAGCGAAAGCGACCCGGGTCCGCCTTTCTTCTGAAGTCGAAGAGCTGGACGTGAAGTGGCTCATGGGCTCTAAACGTGGCCGCAGAATCGTGTGGCGGCTTTTGGAACAGGCCGGCGTCTTCCGACTCTCTTTTGACACTAACGCCATGCGTATGTCGTTCAACGAGGGCAATCGGAACTTCGGCAACCGCACCTTCGAGCTGATCCGCAGGGTGTGCCTTGAGCGTTTCGCACAGATGTTAGAGGAATCAAACGATGGAAGTAGTAGCGACGGTACCGGCCCCAATCCAAACTGAAGCCGTAGCCCCGCCCGTGGTGGACGCAGCAGTGCTCTTGGGCACCCCCGCGCCCGCTGCAACCGCAGACCAAGCAGCAGCAACTGAAGCACTCGCAGCCAAGGCAGCCACCGACGCCCAAGCCGCAACCGACGCCACGGCAGCAGCCGCGGCTAAGGTCGCAGCCGACGCGCTCGCAGCAGCAGGCGCCCCGGAAAAGTACGAGTTCAAAGCTCCTGAAGGCAAGGAGTACGACTCGAATCTGCTCGCGGCGTTTGAAGCCGGCGCCAAGGAAGCGAACCTGCCTCAAGATGCGGCACAGAAGCTGCTCGACCAGATGGCTCCGAAATTGCAGGAGAGCCAGGCCGAGCTGATTACGGCGACCAAACAGGGATGGTTCGAGGCCTCGAAGTCCGACAAGGAGTTCGGCGGCGACAAACTCGAAGTCAACCTGGGGATTGCCAAGAAGGCGCTCGACACGTTCGGGTCGCCGGAACTGAACAAGCTGCTGGTTTCGACCGGCCTCGGAAACCATCCTGAATTGATTCGGATGATGTTCAAGGCAGGTAAGGCGCTCAGTGAGGACACGTTCGTCGCAGGCACCGCTCCCTCCAAGAGCAACGTCAGCGCGGCCTCGGTCCTCTACGACAAAACCTAGATATAAGAAAGCGGTAAATTATGGCAGTCCTCCCTCTCAATTCCGGGCACAACACCCTCGTCGACGTCGCCAAGAGCTTCGGCCCCGACGGCAAAGTAATGGTTGTCGCCGAGCTCCTCAACCAGTCCAACGAGCTGATCCAGTACATGAACTTCATCCAAGGCAACCTGCCCACCGGCCACAAAGCCTCGGTGCGCGTCGGCCTTCCCACCGTCGGCTTCAGGGAGTTCTACAAGGGCGTTCAAGTATCGAAGTCCGGACGCGCCACCATCGAAGACGTTTGCTGCATGCTTGAGGGCCGCAACGAAATCGACAAGGCCCTCGCCGACCTGAACGGCAACACCGCCGCCTTCCGCCTGTCTGAGGGCCTGTCGTTCGTCGAAGCGATGAACGAGCAGTTCTCGCAGTCGATCGTCTACGGCAACACCCAGACGCAGAAGGACGGCATCTTGGGCCTCACGCCGCGCTACACGTCGCTGTCGGCAACCTCTGGCGCCAACATCATCGACGCCGGCGGAACGGGCTCGACCAACACCAGCATCTGGCTGATTGTGTGGGGCGAGAACACGGTCACCGGCATCTATCCCAAAGGCTCCCAAGCCGGGCTGACGCAGGAAGACCTCGGCGTCATCGACGCCTTCGATTCTTCGAACAACCGCTTCCGCGCTTATGCCGAACTCTGGCAGTGGAACTATGGGCTGCACGTGAAGGACTGGCGCTACGCGGTTCGCATCGCGAACATCAAGGCTGCCGACCTGCTCGGCCAGAGCGGCACACAGGCCATCACCGCATCCACCTGGATCAACAAGCTGATGATTAAGGCTCTCGCGCGCATTCCCTCGATGGGCATGGGCACGCCGACCTTCCTGGCCAGCCGCACGGTCAAGGAGATGCTCTCGATCGGCGCTCTCGACAAAAGCCAGAACGCTCTCAGCTTCAGCCAGGCAGTCAACCAGTACGGCACGGTTGCACCCGGCTCGGTAGCAGGCAGCGGCACCGGCATCAACGGCGGCCAGCTCATGTTTATGGGCGTCCCGGTGTTGACCGTCGACCAGATCCTCGCGACCGAGACTCAGGTCAGCTAGTCGCGAACAACTGCTCAGCGCGTTGCTGACAACAGGAATCTTTAACGGCGAGGGCCTGTGAACCAGGTCCTCGCGGGAGAACAGAAAATGGGAATGCTCGATTCTGAAACCGTCCTCGCTTCCGCCCAGGTCGTCACGCTCGAGACCGACAACGTAAGCACCAACGACTACGACTTTGGCAGCGCCAACGCTTCCGACGCCTGCATGACCGGGGAAAACCTCTGGATCAATGCTGTGGTGAACACCACAGCAACGTCAGGCGGATCCGCAACTGTCCAGGCTGTACTGCAGGACTCGGCCGACGGCATCACTTTTGCCGACGTGCTGGCTGGCCCGGCTGTCGCCGTGGCTGCCGTCGTCGCGGGAACCGTCCTGCTGCAGGTGCAACCCCCAACAGGGCTGCGCCGGTTCATTCAGATCGTGTGGCGCGTAGGCGTCGCAGCTCTGACCGCGGGCAAGTTCGATGCGTATATCAGCAACACGATTCCACGCAACATCGCACGGCCGTCCGGATTCACGGTCAGCTAAACGAAGTAGGGCGGCGTAAAGCGGTAATCCCTTAGCGGGGAATCCGGGCCGTGGTGAAAGTTCACTACTGAAGCCATGAGAGTCACGCCGCCATGCAAGCCAGGAGCAAACCTATGTGGGTGCGATCGCTTTGCAATCACTACGACACGGAGTACCGCGTAGAGGGCGAAGAGTTTGAACACTCTGGCCCTCTTTACGAGCACATCGTGCCGGTCGAACAAGCCGCAACCCAAGCCGAGGAGCCGCCGAAAAACAGCGAGCCAGCAAGCCGGCAGCAGAAACCTGCAAAGAGGAAGTAACCTCTGAGCCGATTAACCAGGGGGCCGAAGCCAACCAGCTCCGGTCCCTTGTTTTTTGAGAGGGGACCATGCCGTCAGCTGTCGACATCTGCAACACCGCACTCTCGCACATTGGCGACACGGCCAACGTCTCCTCGATCGATCCGCCCGACGGATCGGTGCAGGCAGGCTACTGTAAAACCTTTTACCCGATCGCGGTCAATTCCCTGCTCGAAATGGCGACGTGGGGATTCTCCACAAAGCGTGTCGCGCTGGCCGCGGTCGCGAACCCGAGCTCAACTTGGCTGTACGCCTACGCCTGCCCTTCGGACTCGATCAACTTGATCGCAGTGCTGCCTTCTGGCGCCCTGGACGACTACAGCCAAAACTTCGCGACGCTGGGCAGCTCGGCAGCCTTCGCCATGGGAGGCCCGGCCTTCCCTGACTTTGAGTTCGCAAATCCAGCAGACAACTTCTATGCTCCGCAGCCCTACTCGGTCGAGATCGACGACGAGGGCAACTCCATCATCCTGACTAACTGCGACTCTGCAGTGCTCCGCTACACCCAAGCCGTCAGCGACCCCACGAAGTTCAGCCCGCTGTTTGTGATGGCGCTTTCCTACCTGCTGGCTTCGATGCTGGCGGGCCCAATCATCAAGGGCGAAGCGGGCGCGACCATGTCGGGCGCGATGCTGACTAAGTTCCAAGCCTTCAAGATCCAGGCGACTTCGTCAGATGCAAACCAACGCCGCACCGTTGTCAAGCAAAGCGTGTCGTGGATGGCGGGACGGTGAGATACATCCTGCGCAAATTCGTCGATGCGAACACGGTGCTCGAAGCTATCGCCAAGGAGCCGACTACGCCGATCCATGACGTGTACCTGAAGGAAGGCGAAGAGCCTAAAAGCGCCGCCGGCGGCTGCAGTGCAGTCGGATTCTCGGCACCAACCGACGACCGCTGGCGATCGGACGAAGTTCTCGGCTCGACCCAGGGCGCGCACAGGAAGAAGCGATAGATGGCGAGCACGCGAGTATTCAAACCCTCATTCAGTGGCGGCGAGCTCTCTCCGGAGATGTTCGCGCGCATCGACGATGGCAAGTTCGAGTCGGGCGCGGCGTCGATCGAGAACCTGATCGCCACGCCCCTGGGACCGGCCGAGAAGCGGCCAGGCTTCGAGTACGTCAACACAACCAAGAACAACGCAAAGGCGCGGCTGATCCCATTCACCTACTCGACCACCCAGACCGTGGTCATCGAGCTCGGCGCCGAATACTTCCGCTTCCACACCCAGGGCGCGACTCTCGAGTACAGCGCGACACAACGCGCGTTCACTGTCGCCAACCTGGCGACCACCTTCACGGTGATTGGCGGCATCGTCAACTGGACGGCTCACGGGCTCAGCGCCGGGGACCTGGTCTGGTTCGCCGCAGGCATCGGCGGGGTCCTTCCTGCCGGCCTGATCACGCTGACGCCGTATACGGTGGTCGCGATCGACGCCAACCACTTCAGCCTTCTCGACGCAACCGGCGCCGCGGTCGTTCTGACGACCACCGGCAGCGGCGCCCTGTCGGGCTACGAGTGGTACGTGCCTGGGGACATCGTCACCTTCTCAGGAACGTATTACGTCCGGTTGGCCCCAAACCCAGGCTGGTATTACCAATTCCCCGGCACAAATGTGGCCTTGTGGTACCCGCTGCCAGCCGACCTCACTTACGAGATAGCAAACCCTTACCAGGCAGCCGACCTGATGGCCATCCACTACGTGCAGTCGGCCGACGTGATGACGTTGGTGCACCCCAACTACCCTCCGATGGAGCTGCGCCGGCAGGGCGCGGAGCGGTGGACCTTTGAGGGCATCGTCTTCGGCCAGGCGCTGAGCGCGCCCACAGGCGTGGGCATAACGGAAAGCCCGGGCTACCAGGCGCAGGTGGCAAGCATCTCGACAGCAAACCCGGCGCTGATCACCACGGTTGCAGACCACACTCTGGCCCTGGGAGACGGAATCTACATCAAGGGGCTGATAGCGACCATCGGCGGGACGCCCACCGACCTCAGCGGCTTCTACCTGGTCAACAAAGTGCCTGTCGACCTAAGCGGCAACCTGATCCCGAACGAGCTCACGGTGATGGATTACAGCGGCAACGTGCTCGACTCCTCGGGCTGGAGCACCTACGCCGCAGGCGCGACCATCCAGTACGGCTCGAAAATCTTCAACATCACCCAGTTCTACGTTGTGACCGCGGTCGACGCAACCGGGATTAAGCAAAGCGCGGTCTCGCTCGAAGTCTCGGTGCTGAACAACCTGAATGTGACCGGCTCATTCAACACCATCACATGGGCAGCGGTCGCGGGCGCCTTCCGCTATTACGTTTATAAGAAGTTCAACGGGCTTTACGGATACATCGGGCAGACCACGGCCGCGACGCTCGCCTTCAACGACAACAATATCGCGTGCGACATGTCGATCACGCCGCCCATTTACGATGCGGTGTTCAACTCGGCCGGCAACTACCCAGGCGCCGTCTCCTACTTTCAGCAGCGGCGCACCTTCGCAGGAACCACCAACCAGCCACAAAACTACTGGGCGACGAAGTCAGGCACCGAGAGCGACATGAGCTACTCGCTGCCAATTCAGGATACTGACCGGATTGCGATCGGCATCGCCATGCGTGAGCTGTCGAACATCGAGCACATCGTGCCTCTGCTGCAGCTGGTGCTGCTCACGAGCTCGGCCGAAATGAGCCTGAGCCCGACCAACACCGACGTGATCACGCCCTCGACCATCGACCCGCGGCCGCAATCGTACATTGGCGCCTCGAACGTGCAACCCACGATCGTCAATAACTCGCTGATCTACGCCGCGGCCCGCGGTGGCCACATTCGCGAGATGGGGTTCCAGTGGCAGATCGGCGGCTACGTGACGGGCGATGTCTCGCTGCGCGCAGCCCACCTATTCGACAACCTGACCATCATCGACCAGGCATTCATGAAGTGCGCCTGGCAGGTGGTGTGGTTTGTCAGCTCAAACGGCAATCTGCTTGGATTGACCTATATCCCCGAGCAGCAGATCGGCGCCTGGCATCACCATGTAACCGACGGAGCGTTTCAGTCGATCGCGTGCGTGGCTGAGGGCGCCGAGGACCGGCTCTACGCGATCATCAGCCGCACAGTGAACGGCTCGCCAGTCAACTACATCGAGCGCATGAGGACGCGCAACTACGGCGCGACTGAAGTAGATCAGCACATTGAGAATTGTTTTTTCGTCGACGCCGGCGCCACCTTCGATGGAACCAACACGACGGGAACCACGGCCGCGGCGACCGCTGACACGACACCCGGCCCACTGGACGGGAGCTACAACCTGGCATCTTCGGCTCCGATCTTCGTCTACCCCGCGCAGACCGATGCAGGCAGCTTCCTAGTCCTGACCGGATCGGACGGAAACAAGTACGAGTTCAACATTCTGAGCACGTCGTCGACGGCCGCGGCCAATGCGCTCCCTGTTTCGCCCATTCCCGCCGGCGTCACGTTCGCAGCGACCACGCTCTGGTCCTGGGCGCGGCCGACGATCAGCGGCCTGACCTGGCTCGAAGGCGAGACGGTCGCAATCCTCGGGGACGGCATTGTGCAGCCCCGGCAAGTGGTGACAGGCGGGTCGGTGACCATCCAGCATCCATGCACGCTGGTGACGATCGGCCTGCCCTACAGCCCCGCGCTTAAAACGCTGCCGCTAGTGATGCAGATCGACGGCTCGGGCCAAGGACGAGTGAAGAACATCAACAAATGCTGGGTGAGGGTGTACCAGTCCAGCGCGATCTTCGCGGGGCCGTCGCTCGCAAGCCAGGTGCAGTACAAGCAACGCACCACCGAAGCCTACGGACAGCCGCCAAAGCTGCTGACGGATGAGCTCGAGATCGTCATCCCGGCAAGCTGGACGACATCGGGTCAGGTGTTCATAACGCAAACAGACCCGCTGCCCTTTACGGTAGTCGGGCTGACGCTGGAAGCCGCAATCGGGGGATAGCAATGGACGAGATCAACACACTTCTAACCAGCAGCTGGGACGGCATTCAAAGCTGGTTCGGCATCAACGGCCACACCACAGCGAGCCTGAACCCGAGTATGACGACGGACCAGGTCGGCGCCGCGACCAGCTCGGCAACCCTGCGCAACGCGGGCCTGATGATGACCATCATGGGCGGCGTCAACTCCGCGATCGGCTCCTACTACGCGGCCGAGAGCCAGCGGTACCAGGACAAGAGCCAGGCGCTGAGCCTTGGATACCAGGCAGACATCGCATCGATCAACTCACGCTCGGCCGAGTACTCGGCACAGTCGACGCTCGAGGCAGGCAAAAGCCAGATCGCGAACATGACTATGCGGGCCGGCCAGGAGAAGGCCTCTACCACGGCGACCATGGCTGCGCACGGCGTGCGCCTCGGCGTGGGCTCGACGGCAGACATCAGCGCTTCGCAGGACATCGTGAAGGCGGTCAACATGTACACCATCGACGCCAACGCGACCAGGGCCGCGGCGCAGGACCGCACCCAGGCCACCAACTTCTCTAACCAATCTCTGATGGACCGCACGTCGGCCGCGAACGCAAACAGGTCCGCGAGTTCCGTCAGCCCATTCTCTTCGATGATGTCGAGCATGCTCACCTCAGCGTCGAGCGTCGGCCAGCAGTGGCAGTCGAGCCAGCAAGCCAAGTTGATGTTCCAGTACTACGGCGGTTAAACAGGAAGGATAGGAAATGCCCCAGGTTCCAGATAGCTTTGTGCCCAGCGCGACGACTTCGCCGCTCGGTGTCTCCCCCATGTCGGCGACCCCAGTCAATCCGATGCGCAACGCTGCGCCGGGGCAACAGCAGCAGTCGGGCGCGGACACGCAAAAGCTCGGCGACGTTACTACCGACATCGGCGAGCGGATCCAGAACCAGCTCGACAACGCGATGGCCAAGCAGGCCGAGACCGGATTCCTGAAGAACGTGCTGGACATCACCAGCGGCGACGGAACGCAGCAGAACCCTGGGTACCTGAACCTCAAGGGCCAGGACGCGATCAACGGGTACACCGACGCCGCGACGGCGATCGCCAAAGCCAAAGCGGACGGCGCGAGCGGCCTGGCAGACGACTTCCAGAAGTCGATGTACAACCGCGTTGCCTCGCAGCACCTGCTCAACTTCGGGCGGCAGATGGCCGACCACCGGTTCCAGCAAGGGCAGCAGTTCTACACGGAGGCCTCGGTAAACCGCTCCAACAGCTACGCGACCCTGGCCAGCAACGCCCCATCGACCTATTTCCAGGTCGATGCGGATGGAAACCAGACGGGCGACTTCTGGAAGTACACCCACGTAGCCGAACAGAACACCCTGGACGCTGTGCAGCGGTCAAAGGGAGCCCCCCCCGGCAGTGGGCAGGCGAATGAAGCGCTGCTTAACCTGCACACGCAGATCGGCGTCGGCTCCCTGGTGCAGATGATGGACGCGCCCCAGGACTCGCGCCCTTCGCCGGCGAAGGTTCAGTCGATCTACGACGACATGAAGGCCAAGGGCTGGCTCACGTTGCAGGCGCAGGACACACTCGGAAAGATGGTCAAAAGCTTTTCAGATTCAGAGACCGTCCCCGCAGCCGCCAAGCAGAGCCTCTCAGATGCGGTGCGCAAGAGCCAGGGGCAGCCTACCAGCTCCACGGGCACGCCCGACTACAGCGCAGCCCCAATCAAGGGCGCGACCGTCACAGCGCAACCCTACGACCCGGAAGCGGGCGGCGTCGCCATCAACGTCCCGCAGGGGTCAAACATTCAAGCCCCGGCTGACGGCAAGGTGACCCAGGTCGGCAAGGATGCCGAAGACAACTACACGATGAAGATCGAGCACGCCGACGGCTCGGTCACCGCGTTCACTGGGCTCACAGCCTCGAACGTGAAGGTAGGTGACGCGGTCAGCCGGGGCGAGAACGTGGCGACGAGTGGGGCAGCCGACGGCAAGACGCCGTCGGTTCTGTGGTCACTCACCAACGCGGCGGGCACGAATGTGGATCCGACCAAAGCGGGACTCGCGCCGGTAGATGTGAACAAGATCACCGACGAGAATGTGCTGACCTCCGCCCTCGACAGTATGCGCAAGCAGATCACGGATCCGAAGCTGCAATACCAGACCAGCCAGGAGATGATCAAGACCGTTCGAGAGAACCAGCAGATGCAGACCGCGGCGCAGTCGCAGCTCTTCAAGCAGGCCAGCGACGCGTTCTACTCGAGCGGCATGAACTGGCGAAGCATTCCGCCATCGGTCTTCAACCAGCTGCCACCGGAACGGCAGCAGCAATTCAAGGACCTCCAAACCGAGACGGCGCTGAAGAACTACCACCAGGGCCAGGCCTTCAAGGAGATGAGCGAGACAGACCTGGTCTCAACCTTTTACGCGCATCCGGACGTGCTTACTCCCACCGTGGTCGATGGCGTGCGGCCGCAGCTGGCCAACTCCACCTACCTCTCGCTGATGGAGAGGGCGACGGCGCTGCAAAACAACCCCAAAGGCGTGGTCGAGGCCAGCGCGATCGCTGAGCGAGTGAAGTACTTCGCCAACCTGGCAGGCATAAAAGATCCTGACGACAAGCAGCAGAGCCAGGCCGACAAACAGAACTATACGAATCTGATGTACAAGGTCTCGAACGACATCGACACGATCAAGACGGCCAACAAAGGCAAGGCAACTTCCGACCAGGTCGACAAGGCCATCCAGCAGGAGCTGATCCAGCAGACGATCTCGACCCCGCGCAGCCCCTGGAACCCGTTAGCTTTCCTCGGCATCAGCCCTAACACCTCGACCGCTGTGCACAGCTTCCAGATGCCCGCCGGCGCGACTCACGTCGTGCCCGGAAGCGATGGCAAGATGCACTACTGGGACGGGACGAAAGACCTCGGGGTGGTGCAGTAATGTCGGATCCGGTCACTCTGGACTTCAGCAAAGCGATCCCGATCGGCGGCGCCGCGGCGAACGATGCGCCGGCGGATCCGCAAGCCAGCACGCTGCAGGGCGCCGTCGCTTATGGCGCCTCAGTCAATCCGGACGAGTACGCGAAGTTACTCAAACTACAGAAGCAGACCGGGGTTCCGCCGGCGGTGTCCAACGGGAACCAAGACCAGGTGCGCCAGGCTGCGGACGTCAAGTCGATCGACTATCAGAAGTTTGCGGCCGCGAACCCGCGAACCACGGCCTGGGCCTCGAATCCGGACAACGCCGCGGTGTCGGGCGTCGACGAGCTCCAGCGGCTCGCACAGATTGAAGCACACAGCAATGCCGCGCTGACTAACCCGCTGCAGGCCCTGATCGACGAGCGCGCCCGTGTTACATCGGAGAATGCCGGAAGGCTCGCGCCGGGAAGCGAGTTCCGCTCGGCGATGGCCAACATCAACACAGCGTTCTTTGATGCCATCAGCCCGCTGCTCAACGCCGGCGGCGCCGCGATACAGGGCGGAGCAGAGACGGCAAAGGCTCTAACGGACAAGGTGGCCTACGGACCCAACTTCCAACTGATGCAGCGGCTGAACGACATCTGGAACTCTCCGCGCACATTCGCTGTTCAAGGCGCTACTGAGGGAGTGCGCGACTATCTCGCCGCGCCAATCCTGGCCGCTCCGCAATCGAAGCTCGCCGGCGGATCCGACAACCCCGACTTTGCATGGTGGAAACGTCCACTGGTGAATACCATCGAAGGCGTCCCAGGAACCCTGGCCGCGTTCGCTCTTGGCGGCAAATCGGCGGGAGTTGGCGAGGTAGCTGCAGGCGCTGAAGGCGCAGGGCTCGAAGCCAAGACCATTCCGTCTCTTCTCGGCACTAAAGCAGCGCAAGACACCTACGCTGACGCGCGCGCCAAAGGCGCCGACCAGAAGACCGCTATCGTGGCCTCGCTGCAGGCTGCGGTTTCCAATTACGCTCTCATGGGCGCGATGCCCGGCGGCGTTCCCACTTCCACTTTCCGCGGAGCCGTAGGCCAATGGGCCGGCCGCAGCGCAGCTCTCGGCACGGGCATGGCGATGGCAGACAACTCGATCGCGGGAAACTATGACGCGAAGCGTGGCCTCTTTGAGGGCATCCCTCAGTCGATCGCCACCATGTCGGCGTTCGAAGGCGTGGGCGCTCTCAGCAACATGGTCGACCTCGCGGCTGATTCCAAACTTAAAGCACGCTCGCCTGAAAAGTTTCAGGAAGCGATGCAGGCTATCGTCGGAGACCAGCCAAACCTGCGCGTCTCGGTCCAGGGATTCGATGACTACTTTCAATCGAAGGGCATGGACCCCGTCGCGACCGCTCAGAGCCTGGGCGTGAAGAATCTCGCCGAAGGGAAAATGGCCTCCGACGTTTACGAGATACCGACCGCCGACTTCCTGTCGAAGCTCGACCCCGAGCACCAAAGGGCGCTGCTGCCGGACATCATCGACCCCGTAAAGGGCATGAGCGTTCGCCAGTACGCGCAACATACGCAGGAGCTCAAGGACTTTGAAACCGGCGGCGGTTTCGAGAAGATGCAGGCCGACACGGCCGCGGCCGACGCTGAGACGGCAGCAACGCCTGAATACCAGCAAGTCAAGGAGCAGCTCCGACAGCGGTACACCGACGCCGGCGAGACGCCCGAGGTAGCCGAGACGCTGGCCACCAAGGACGCGAACGCTTATTCGAACCTGGCGCGCAACGCGGGGATGAAGCCGAGCGAGCTGCTGAACCTCTACAACCCCAAGGTGACGATGGGCGAGGCGCCCGGAGTCGATCAGCCTCGAGTCGACTACGCGGAAGCTCTCGCACGGTACATTGACGCCGACCCCGATGGCGCGATCGCGGAGTACAGCCGCCTGGAAAACACCGACGGCGGTCGCATCCTGAGCACGGATGACGCGCGGGAGCTGTCGGAACACTACCGCGAGGATCGAACGCGCTCGGTAGCGGTGCATGAGCCGGCAAGCCAGTTCATCAAGAACCTTTATGCCAAGAAACTAAGCGAACCGGTGGACGAAGGGCGCGATCCTCTCGTGCTGTTTACCGCCGGCGGCACCGGAGCGGGCAAGTCCAGCGCTCTGACTACGCCAGGGGGACTAACACTCCAGTCGCGAGCCGACATCGTCTACGACGCCAATATGAACACAGTGCCGTCGGCGGAGAAGAAGATCCAGCAGGCCCTGGATTCGGGCCGCGACGTGGCGATCCAATACACTTACCGCGATCCCGTCGAAGCGCTGACGGGCGGAGCATTGCCGCGAGCGATGAGGATGGGCAGAACCGTCCCGCTCGAAGCCCACCTCGACACCCACGTCGGTTCGCGGAAAACTATCGAGACACTGCAGACCAAGTACGCGGAGGATCCGCGCGTCAGGTTCTCGTTCATCGATAACTCACTAGGCAAAGGTAATGCAAGAGCTGCGAAAAGCCTTGATTCCTTGCCGCAAATAGAGGAAAATGGTCTTAGAGAGAAACTTCAAAATGCCCTCGATGAAGAACATTCCGCCGGTCGAATCTCCGAAGCTGTCCGCAACGGAACAGCTGGTACACGACGCGATGTCCAGGTCGACAGTGAGCACTCGAACCCGACCGGGACCCCCGGACGGGAAACCCTTCAACTTGAAGGAAGCGACGCAGGAAGCAGTCGACAACCTGAATCGCAAAGCGTTGATGGGCCTCTAAGCCCTCGTAACTTCCCAACTGTTACAACTCCTGACGAGCTGAAGCCCTACGACGTGGCTCGCGTTCCAGTTGATCAGCTGCATCTCGATCCCAGCCGTTTCCAATACAAAATGAATGTCGACGCCGCCGGCGTCACCAACCTGCTCAAGGGCCGGAAGTGGAACGAGGACCTCGCCGGCGTCATCAGCGTGTGGCGCGATCCCGCTGATGGCAAGACCTACGTGGTCAACGGCCATCACCGCTTCCAGCTGGCGAAGGAAACAGGCCGGCCGGACGTCGCCGTGCGCATGATCGCCGCCGACACTGCGGCCGAGGCCAGGGCCAAGGGCGCAATTCAGAACATAGCCGAGGGCCGCGGCACAGCGATGGACGCGGCGAAGTTCTTCCGCGACTCCGGACACACGCCTGCAGATCTTGATCGCCTGGGCGTGAGCATGGGCGAGAAGACGGCAGCAGACGGCCTGGCGCTCGCCAAGCTCGACCCCAGCCTCTTCGACCAGGTGGTAAACGGCAAGCTGGCCGAGGGCCGCGCGGTTGCGATTGGGAACGCTACCAGCGACCCGGCCGACCAGGAAGCAATCCTCAAGCTGATCGACAAAACTGAAGCCAAGGGAAAGCACGTCACCAACGAGACGGTGAACGAGCTGGCCCGCATGGTCAAGGGCGCCGGCCAGCACACCGAGACTCAAGACTCGCTGTTTGGTGCGGTGGAAGAGACGCACTCGCTGGTTCTGGAAAAGGCCGAAGTCTCCAGCTACATCCGAAAGGAGATCAGTACAGAGCAGCGCACCTTCGCCAGTGTGGCCGATGAATCGAAGGCGGCGAAGCTCGCGACCGTGAAGGGTCAAAAGATCAACGCGGCCAGGAATAGCGAGATCGCCGACAAAGCTGCGATCGCGAAAGAATTGTATGACCGTCTGAGCGTGCGAAGTGGTACTGTTGACGAGATTCTGAACCGAGCATCCCGCGAGCTCGCGGATGGGGGAAAACCAAATGAAGTTAAAGCAAGAGCCTACGCTGACACCAGAGCTGCACTTCGCGAAGCTCTCGCCGGCCGAGATCGCCTCGACGGCGGAGTGGCTGGAGAGAACGAAGACAGATCTGCGGCCGGTGAGTCAGCAGACCGAGCAACAGCCTCAGAACTCGTAGAGGTATACCACCAGTCGAAAAAGCGTCAGCCGTCCAGTGAGGACGCTGGCGGCATGTTCCCTGGCATGGATCCTTACGTCGCCGAAAGGCAGCAGGCCAGGGCCAACCTGGAACGCCAGGCGATGGAAGACAGGTTGCGCTCTCCGATGGGCGACATCAGCAAAGCCGCCGGAAATTGGGAGCGCAATTCACCTTTAGGGTTCGGCACCGGGGAGAACCCCAGCCTCTTCGGCAGCTCAGACAACGAAAACCCAACGCTGTTTCAATCCGCCGGCGACGGCACGCGCGGCTGGTTTCGCGTGCTGCCCGACGGTAGCTATGAAATTGGGAAGACGAAGATCGGCGATCTGAGCACATTCGTTCATGAGCCGGCGCATGCTTACCTGAAGATTCTCGGCGACCTCGCCAAGCGCGAAGGCGCGAGCGACACCCTCAAAAGCGACTACCAAAAAGTGCTTGAGTACCTGGGCGCCAAAGACGGCGAACCGCTGACGCGCGAGCAGCACGAGACCTGGGCACGCGCCAACGAGCAATACCTGCGCGAGGGCAAAGCTCCCAGCCCTGGCCTCAAAGGCACGTTTCAGCGGTTCGCCATCTGGCTCGGATCGGTCTACAAAAAAGCGTCTGATCTGGGCGTGGAGCTGAGCGACGACATCCGCGGCGTGTTCGACCGGCTGTACGCGGCCGAGGATGGAGTCAACAAGGCGGAGCGTGAAGCCGGGCAGCAGATGTTTACCAGCCCTGAAGAGGCCGGCTGGACTGACGAGCAATTCAAGAAATACGCCGAGCAAAACAACATGACGGCGGAGCAGGCGAAAAGCGACATCCTTGGCCGACTGAACGAAGCCGCGGTGCGCGCCCGATCTGAAACGTGGCGCGCCGAAGAGCAAAACGTGCGTGAGGCGGTGACGGCCGAGGTCGACCAGAAGCCGGAGTACTCCGCGATCAGGTCGCTAAGAAAAGGCGAGCTCGACGACGGCACCGAGCTGACCTTGAGCCGCGACGACCTGGTCAAGCAGTTTGGTGAAGAGCGTGTGCAGCAGCTGCAGAAAACCCATCCGGGACTCTACCGCAACGAAGGCGGCGAGGATCCGGAGATTGTGGCGGAGGTGTTTGGATACCACTCGGCCGAAGAGATGATGAAGGCGATCGAAGCCGCACCGCGGCGCAGCTCAGCAATCGAGACCGCGACCCGCGACTACATGACCGCCAAGCATGGCGACATCCGCTACGATGGCACGCTCGACGACCAGGCGCGGATCGCGCTCGAGAATGACAACCGGGCAGAAGGCCTGCACGCGGAACTGACGGCACTGAAGCAGAAGGTCGCCGGCATGACCGGCCGGCAGGACGCGATGCGCTCGATCGACGTTGCGCCCATTGCTTCCTACCGCGAAGCGGCGCGGCAGATGGTCGAACAGAAGCCGGTCGCCGACCTCAACCCAACGCGATACCTTGACGCCAGCCGCAAGTACTCGCGCGAGGCCTTCGATGCGGTGCGCACGGGCGACGCGCAGAAGGCAGCCGACGCCAAGCATAAAGAACTGATGAATCACTTCCTCTTTCGCGAGGCCACCAAAGCCAAAGAGTACATCGGCAAATTCGAGGCCTACGTGAAGCGCGTGCAGAAGACGGCCGCTCAATCGAAGCTCGGGCTCGCGGGCTCAGACTATCGCGATCAGTTCAACAAGGTCCTCGGGCGCTACGGGCTGGGGCCGCAGGTCGTGGCCGGGACGCGACCGCTGAGTGAGTGGGCGAAGGCCGAGTACGACCAGGGCAAAGAGCCGGCGATCGATCCGAGCATTCTGGATGAATCGCGCACCATCAACTACCGCAGCGCGCCTGTGTCAGAGGTCCGCATGGTGCACGACGCGCTGGTCAACATCAGGAAGCTGGCCTCGCTCGAGCTGGGGATGGAAGTGAACGGCAAGCGCATCGAGTTCGCCGCCGCGGTCGCGGACATGGAGAGCCAGGCGCGCCAGGCGTTGCCGACCAAACCAGTGCGCGTGCTGAAGGGCAACACGACCATCGGCGAGAAGACCTCCGACTACGCGCAGCGCGGAAATGCGCTGCTGATGAGGACCGAGTTTCTTATGAACCGGTTGGATGGAGGAGCGAAAGGTCCCTGGCACGATTACTTGTGGCACCTGGCCTCCGACGCGCAGGGCAATGAGTACAAGCTTCAGGAAGAAGTTACGAAGCGGATCGGCGATGCGTTAGACAAAATGCCCAAAGAGCAGCGCCTCGGGATGCTGACCAAGGTCACCGTGAACGGAATCCCCGAGACGGTCACTCGGCACGACCTGGTGTCGATGGCCATGAATATGGGCAACGACGGAAACTTTAACCGGCTGCAGAAGACATTCATCTCGCACGGCTGGGACCCCAACGCGATCGAGACTGTCGCCAGAACGCTCACGCGCGAAGAGTGGCAATTTGTGCAGGACATATGGGACTCGCTCAAACCCCTGGGCCAGGCGCAGTCAGATCTCGAGCGTCGCCTGACCGGGCTGCCTCCGCTGATGGTCACGCCGGCGCCGCTGCACTTGGACCTGGCGGACGGATCAACGATGGATCTGCCTGGCGGCTACTTCCCGATTGTGATGGATCCGCGCTACTCCAAACGCGGGACAGAGCAGGATGCCGGCACGACCGCACAGAATCTCATGGAAACCGGCTACGGCCGCGCCGCAACCTCGCGCGGCAACATGCAGGCTCGTACTGGGTTTGGTGGACCGCTGCAGCTCGACTACGAGCAGGTCCTGACGCAGCACACTGCGAAGGTGATCAAAGACATCACGCACCGCGAGTTCATGCTGGCTGCGAACAAACTCTTGCTCGATCCGCAGCTTCGGCTGACCATCCGCGAAACCCTCGGAGACGGCTACGAAGAGAAGATGATGCCCTGGCTGCGCACCATCATCAACGACCGCAACGGCAGCACCGTGCAGGGCCTGGGCGATGTGTCCAGAATCATGCGGTCGCTGCGCACCAACATCGTCAAGGCAGCTCTCACCTTCAAGGTCTCGACGGTGCTGCTGCAGGTCACCCACGCCTCGAGCATGTTCAACTACACGTCGCCGGGCTCCTACGCGCAGGCGATGGTCGACTTCATGGCTCACCCGAAAGACGTGTCAGAAGAGATCAGAAACCTGTCGCCCAACGAGATGTCGTCGCGTGGGGAAAACATCGACCGGGATCTGCGCGCGCTGATCCAAACAGAGACAGGTAAAAGGGGAGTAGGCCACGCGATCGCCAGAGCCGGAATGGCCCCCGTTCAATTCATGGATCACGTGATGTCGTTCCCATTGTGGCTGTCGGTCTACCGCGACGGCCTCCAGGAGGGCGTCAACCTTCCCGAGAAGGACGCACAATATCAGGCGATGCAGAAAGCTGACGGCGCGGTGCGTATGGGGCTGGGCTCGAACGCTCCCAAGGACCTTCCGCCGATCATGCGCAATAACGATTTCACAAAGCTGATCACCACGCTCGGCGGATTCCACAACCTGAAGTGGAACCAGATCAGCGGCCAGACTCACGAGCTTTTCAATGGCCAGGGAAGCATCGCGTCGAGGGCCCCGAAGTTCACCTACGGGATGCTGTTGGCTGCCATCATTCCTCCCATCCTCGGACAGCTGGTGACCGGGCACGGTCCAAAGGATGGCGAGAACCCAGGCCTCTGGGCGGCGAAGCGCGCGCTGCTGTTCCCGTTTGAAACCATTCCTGGCCTGGGCAACATCGTTGAAGGGTTTGAGCGAAAAGGCGAAACCAGCTTTTCCCCGTTGCAGGGGATGGCCGAACGGGCTGCGAAGGCCGGCGCGCACGCAGCATCCGACAGCGACGAGAAGGACTGGACCGCGATCGAGATGGATGGCCTGCAGTCAGCGATGGAGGCGTTCGGTGTTGTTGGAACAGACCAGACGTTCAAGACAGCGCGATACGCTCGACAGGCGAGCAAGGGAAACATAGAGAGCCCGAACGTGTGGGACGCGGTGGCCGGATCAGCGCACAAGTAGCTACGATCACTTGATGGGGATCGCTTTGCTGAAGTCCAGAGTGACCGGAGCCGCTGCCGCGTGTTGCTGGTTGGCGTCGTGGATCACAGCCAGCGCGACCAGGGCAAAAACCAGGAAGGACCCCGCAACGACCATCGTTCGGTGGGCGTCGCACCAGGCCAACAGGGTACGCCGCTTCCAGACGATCAGGGTAAGCAGCCCCGCACCGATGCCTAAGTCGAAGAGCATCCAACTGTTCCCTGCCACGAAATTTTTAAGGGAATCGAGTAAAAGAAAGTCCACCATCTCGTTGACGACGTGCGCCAGCACAAGCCCACACGCAATTGCGAGGGACCACCGGACCAACGGATTCAGGAAAACGTCCTTGAGTTTGTGCATGCCGTCGAATGTAGTGCAACGCGCTCCACTTGTCAACACCCCAAGGTAACCGACCGGCCGCTAAAGTAGGAGTACTCCATGATGAGATACAAAGTCAGGTGCGTCGGGTGCGGCCGCGAGTTCTGGCTCAGCTGTAGCTATGAGCTCGGCACGAATGCCCTGACCTTCCCCGATGCGGCCGACGATGGCCAGGCCTGCGGCTGCACCGCCGACCTGGTGGCAGTCGACGAGCGGTGGGCTGAGACGCCGGCAGGCACCGGCTAAGGGTACCCGTAACAGGCTCACCTGGCTCTAGCCTCAAATCGAGGCCTCCAGGATGACGATCAGCTCGACGACCAGGACTGCGGGGCCATTTACCGGGAACGGCACGGCATCCCTCTTTCCCTTTGCATTCAAGGTGTTTCAGGCCTCTGACCTCCTGGTCGCCAATGTCCTCATTGCGACCGGAGTCGCGAGCACTCTGGCGCTGACCACCGACTACACAGTCGCGCTGAACGCCAACCAGGACTCGAACCCTGGCGGTTCAGTGACACTCACCGCGGGAGCGCTGGCGGTTGGCTACCGACTGATCATCAGCTCTAACATTGGGACCCTGCAGCCCACCGTATATCTCAATCAGGGCGGCTTCTACCCAGAAGTTTTGACCGCCTCGCTCGACCGCGCCACCATCCTGATTCAGCAGTTGCAGGCGTACGTAGACCTGGCGCTGCAATTCCCGCTCACCGACCCCACAATGAACAACGTGCTGCCCTCGGCCGAAGAGCGCGCCGGCAAGGTGCTGATGTTCGACGCCAATGGAAATCCCACTCTGATCACCATCGCCTCGGGCACATCACTGCTCGCCGGTCAGGAGGCATCGGGGCTGGTGGACGGAACCAACAGAAGTTTCAGGTTCACCGCTCTGACCACTGTAGCGCCGGCTGCGCTGGTGTTTAAGGGGGGAATTTTCCAGACGCCGGGGACTGACTACCCTACGCCGACTTTGGGGATTCCTGGATCGTGGAACATCGTGTTCACAGACGCTCCTGTCGAGGGGCCAATAACTGTAGTTCTGCTCTAGCGTGAGGAGGATCATGAAGCAACTTCTATTATTCTTCGCGCTGGGCGCCTCGGCTGCAGTTGCGGCGCAATCGACACCAAGCTATCTGGCATGCACGGGGTCAGGCAGCTCTAGGGTTTGCTCGACGCCAGGCACTATCGCGGCCGGGGCTTGGATAACAAGCACGACTCCTCTCATCGACATTCGCGCATACGGCGCAAGCGCGGCGGCTTCTGACAACACAGCCGCTCTCAATAGTGCTCTCACGGTGGTGAAGAGCGGAGGATGCCTCTACGTTCCCCCGTACACCTACACCTACACGACCCCCATCGCAGTTGCGCTCGCGGCCACAACCACGCCATTTTGCGTGACAGGATCGGGCAGAGCATCCCAGCTGAAGTACACAGGGGCTTCTGGGCAAACAGACGCCTTTGCCATTACAAGCACTGCCTACCCCAAGTTGTATATGCGTGATCTGCTTTTTGATGCCAACGGTGGAGCGCAGAATGCACTGCATATCACCCAGAGCGACGGAAGCATTTTCGAAAACATTGAAGCACGAAACAGTACAGTGACAGGCATCCTCGTGACGGCTTCAACATCCGATACCTGGATCAACCCAACAGTCTCGGCGAACATCGCACCCTTTACCACTGTGCCGCAATACGGGATGCGGTTCGAGGGCCCAAATGGCGGCGTCACAGTGATCGGCATGAAACTGGAGGGCGTCTCGTCGCATGGACTGTATCTCGACAATATTATTACCAGCAGCTTCATCGGGGGCACGTCGGAGGGCAACGGCGGTGATGGCATTTACTGCTACTACACATGCGCGGACAACAAGTTCATCGGCCAAGATTTTGAGGCGAACGGCGGGTACGACATTGAGAGTCACGGAAACACTAATATGTGGGCTCCGACAGTCGCACTGTCTACGAGTGGCTCGCTCATCGCAGAATCGGCACGATTCAACGAAGTAACAGGCGGTCTATGGTCACAAATCACGGTTGCGGCTAACGCTTTCTTAACAACCATTCACGACTTGACTTTGACGACTGGTCCGATTGCTGATGCTGGATCAGGCACTCAGTGGCACGATCTAAAGAATCCAACCTTCACCGGAAGCACTTACAACTACTGGCCGCAAAAACTTGCGAACCATGGCGGAAACACCGAAATAAACGGAATCGTTGCCCTGAACGGCGTAACCGCCTTGCAAAACAACACATTTCTTAGCGGCACTGTCGTGGCAGGCGGGGTGAACCTCTGGCCATATTCAGACCCTACTCTTCCGCAGTTGCCGCTAGGGCAGAGTTCAACGCTACAGCAAGGCACCGGAGTTGGCGGATATTACGGTCTGCAAAACGGGGCGAAATTTCCTGCCGCGGCGGAACTCGACTACGGCTATACAGGTGTAGCGATCACCAGTGGCGCTCATTATGTTCTGAGCGCCTACTGCCTGATGAACAGCGGTGGTGCGCCGGTGCCGGGTGGAAGCACTTCTGGGTACGACTTTATTTTCGCTATAACCGATGCCACTCCAGAGGCTCCTGGATATGTCGTGACCAATGTCTCTGGGAATGTGTACCGAGTAAGTCTAAACATAGTTGCGACTGCGACGGCTACGATGACGGTCGGCCCTTACCGATACGCGACCAATTCAGGCAACGGCTTTTCCTGCTCAGGGTTCCAAGTGAACACTGGCACGACACTGACCGCGTACTCGGCAACGAGTTCAACCATAAATACAACCCCCGCCGCAGTTGAGTTATACGCGCTCACTGTCGACACCCCAATTCTAGGAACTGCGCCCACGCAAGCGCCGAATGACAACACTACAAAGCTGGCGACGACAGGACAAGCGTTTTCGACCTTCAACAACTGGGTTCAAACCACTCCCACTGTGAGCTGCGGAACTGGCACACCGACCGCTGTGACGTCCGTTCTTAATACCGAAGTGGCTGCTAAAACGGCATTCTTTAATTTCACGATCACGGTGACGACGATCGGGTCGTGCAATGGAGTATTTACATTTCCGATACCCTTCACACCGGCTGCGGGCAGTGTTTTCTCTTGCGCGGAACTTGGCAATTCAGGCGATATTGGATTGGGCGTCTTGTATAGCGGGTCTGCACATGTGGCATCGATAACCAACGCGACAGGCGGAGGGTTTGCCACGAATGGAGACTTGGTTATCTGTTCTGGAACGGCACAGACGCAGTAGGCGATTTAAGCAACGCAGTTGAATGGCCGCTACGATGCCTTGGAATTGAAGGGGACGCACCATGGGCTCAGCAATGGATGCAGCAGCAGAGATCTTAAACATCGAAGAGCCTCCGCCGGGGTCTAACCGCGGCAGGCCTTCATGGACAGCGATCGCTGCGCTGCTGCTCTCGGTGATGATCCCGGTGTGCGGCTGGATGGTTGCGCTGTCCAATCGCGTGGCCGTACTCGAAGCCGATAACGGCCGGCTGTCGACTGCTGCGGTGGAGATTGCGGCGCTGAAGCAGGAGCTGAGCGACTTTCGACGGGAATACGAGCAGGACACCGTGAACCGGATCGTGATCGCAGGGAGGCATGCGCAATGAATGACACGCTGAACAAAAGCCTGATCTCCGGACACGAAGGCCTGCGCTTGAAACTTTACAAGGACTCGCTCGGCTTCTGGACCATCGCCCGTGGCTTCAACCTCGAGGCGCCAGGCGCGATGGCAGTGTGCGCCGCAGCCGGCGTTGACTACCATGCGGTGATGGCGGGGGAAGCGATCACGCTCGACCAGGCCAACACAATCTTTGACGGCCAGTACAACGCGGTGGCCGCTCAAGCGCGCCACGCAGTGCCAGGCATCGACGCTTATCCAGACAACGCCGGCGCCGTGATTTGCGACATGATCTTCGAACTTGGGATAGGTGGCTTTCTGGCTTTCCACCACACCGTCGCGGCAATCGTAGCGAAGAACTGGCGCGCAGCGATCGCCGGCATGAAGGCCTCGAAATGGGCGACGCAGGTGCCGGCCAGGGAAGAGAACGACGTCGCACTGCTCGAGGCCTTGTGTGGCTAACGCTCAGCTCAAGGAAGCGTTTCTAAAAGATCTGCAGGCGATGCCCAAGGAACGACTGGTCGCGCTGGTAGCCCAGATGCAGGGAGCTCTAGAAATTTACCAGCAGACGATCGTGGAGATCGTGGACGAGCGCGATGCGGCGCGGCTGTTGAACGAACTTTGTCACTACGACAGTCCTGTGCTGCTTGAAGGATCGCTCGAGAGCCCTCTACGAGCTGAAGGGGAACGTGATGAGAGATGAACGCAGGCGGAACCTGCGGAGATTGGCGCTGCTGGTCTCCGGCATGGCCCTGGTGCTGCTCGGATCCTATGCGCAAATAGAGGATGGGCTCGCTCTTCTGCTATTGTTCGCCGGCATTGCATTGATCGTCGCAGCGGCGCTGAGCTGCGCGCTTCCACGGAGACTGAAATGATCGACGAATTGAGGCGAAACTTTCTAGGGTTCGTGTTGCTGCTGGCCGGCGTGGGCCTGGTGCTGCTGGGCACGCGCGTGCAGATCAGCAGACTGTCGGACGCTGGCGTCGGATTCATCGGCATGGCAGGCCTGGCGCTGCAGGTGAAGCTCCAAGGCCCAAAAGACCCGTCGAAGACCGACGCTGCTCTATGACGATCGCCATCCTGTCTTTCTTCAGGAATGCCGGCGCGGCCGCCACGGCTGCGCAGAAGAGCGCACCATCTAATTACCCGGTAACAATCGGGTCCATTGAACCGGCGACCGAGCCGGCGAAAACAACTCAACCGCCAACCGCACCAGCAGCACTGGAGAAAACAATGAAGAGCTTTTTCGAGAGACTCCTCGCAGGAGTCGAAAGCATGTGGCACAAGGCACCAGCGATCGAGGTCGCGCTCGCCTCGGCCGTAAACAACCTCGTCCCGGTAGTCGAGAAACTCGACGTCATCGTCCTCGGCCCCGAGGCCCTGATTCTGAACCCGATCCTTGACAAAGTGAAAGTCGGGCTCTCTGCGCTCAAGGACACCATCCAGTCGGCCGGCAGCAACGCGAACCTGAACTCCATCGTCGGCGCCGTGCAGTCGCATCTCGGCGAGCTGGTCGCAGCGGCCCAGGTCAAGAACACGGAGCTGGCGGCGAAGATCAAGGAAGTAACCGACGTCGTCTCCGTCGAGGTCAAAGGCATCTACGCCGGCGCCTCCGCGGTCGCACCGCCCTCAGCCTAACCCATGAACAGGCTGCACTCCATCCTGATGGCCCTCGCGCTTGGCACTGTGCCATGCGTTGGGGCCGTCGCGATCCGCGCCCTCTGGGCGCTACCCGCGGTAGAGAGCGCAACCAGCGCGCACTTCAATGGAGTGCTGGATGGTTTCACTGGAGTGGAGACAAAGGCGGGTGCCACGATGGACACCGAAAGCGCCCGGCTGAATAAGAGCCTCGACAACCTCGACAAGCAGGTCGGGACCGTCGGGCCGGCCATTAAGAAACTGGATCCAGTTCTCGACAACGTCGCTCAGGACACCGCGAAGCTGGGTACCTCGATCGACTTGGTGACCAATCGGGTGACAGTCATCTGTCCCCCAAAGGACTCCGACGAGCTGCATCCATGCGGAACCCTCGCCGACCTGGCCAAGACCTTGAACACGGTGCGCGGGACCTTCGGCGAGATCCGGATCGCGGCCAACCATGAGAACCGCAACCTGGGCACGCTGGACACCCAGGAGGCCAAGCTATTTGAAGACTTTGACGGGATGGCGACCAGGGGAGATACCACCCTGGACACTTTCAATGGCCTGCTCGCGAATCCGAACGTGACAATCATGCTCGCGAACGGCGCCGAGTTTACGACTACGGCCGTCGCGCTCGAGAACAAGCTGGCGCAGTGCACGCTGCACCCAACGCTGCCATGCGTACTGAAGAGTGACATCCTCTTCGGAGCGCAGGTGGGCGGCTATCTGCTGAAGTAATTGGATTAGGGAACGAGACAAATACCCCCGGCGACGTTGACCAGCCGCCGGGGGACTCCAACTTACCGGCGCGTCGCGCCGGCGGCGTCGCGCTCTGTCAAGGCGTCGCGCTCCGTGGCGTGCGAGCCCTGGCCGGCGATGGCCCCGTCGCTGCCCCGTCCACAGGGGGAAGCTTGCCGGTACCCGTAACCACGTTGCTGCACTTTAACCTCGGGGTTAAAGAGCAGCAAAAACGAGGATTCCAGAATGACAGCACCAGAAACCGCACCAGAAAGCGCACCAGAAACGGCACCCACTCCAAAGCAGATCGACAAGCTGATCGTCGAGTATGCGGCGGCATTGACCGAAGTTGTGGCCGCGACCGAAGCGGCGAGCATATCGAACGCGGCAGCCCGCGAGATCAAAGAGCGGCTGACGGCGATGGTTGAAAAGTGGGGCGGCAGGTACACCGACAAGTCCAAGAAGCTCGAGGGGCTGCACAACACCGCGATCACCACCACAGCCACGAGAGTGTCGATCGACGATGCTGCTGTCGAAAAGCTGCGCGTGTACCTGGCCCAAACCGAGACGCCAGAGCTGGCCTCTGAGTTCTTTGTGGCGCACACCAGCTACAGCCTGGTGAAAGGTCCGGACGAAAAGCTGAAGACCCTGACTATGGGCGCGAAGCTGCGCACCAAGATTACAGGGATGCTGAAGGGCTGCTTCAAGATCGCCACCAACACCCCGTCGCTCAAAGTCGAGCTGCCGGAACTGAAGCCCGCGGCCTGACGGGCAGCCCGTGGACTCCGATCCGCATCTGCGCAGGCTTTATCTCAGGTACAACCTGCTGTTCTGGGGCGGCTGCCTGCCTCTCGACGTGGCCATCTTCTGGGCGCCGTGCGGCTCGAACCTGGCCCTGACCTTCCTCGGCCGGTCCGAGGACGGCGATCCCGCTCCGCTGGTCATCACCCTCGACCCGTGCATCATGGGCCTGAGACGGTTCTGCCGCCAGACGGTGGTGCACGAGATGGTCCACGTTCGGCTCTGGCCGCTGGGCGACAAGATCGCCATGCACGGCGATATATGGGACGCCGAGGTCCAGCGCCTGATGACGTACCGAGCCTTCCGCAAGATGTTCTAGAAAGCGTGACCCCGTGAAAGCGCTCGCCATCCTCCTGGCATTTGCCGCGCCCCTGTTCGCTCAGCTGCCCGACGCTCCGAAACCTCAGATCGACCGGCTGCAGTGGACGCTGTTGGCCGCGGACGCGGGAATTCGCGGGCTGGACGTTTACAGCACTCACAAGATGCTGGAGCGCGGCTGCCATGAAAAGTTTCTGCCCGACTCCATCAGTCACCACCCGGCCGCGATGATCGCGTTTTCTGCGGCCGTAGTAGGCACCGATTGGTACATCGCCCGAACGCTGACCAGGCACCACCACCGCCGGCTGGCCCACCTGGCGACGATCGTCGACATCGGTGTGGACGCTCCCTGGGCGATTCACAACCTCTACATCCACGGCGCCCCACAGCTATTTCTCGCCCCGTAGGACCGCCTCGTTAAACTCGCGCAGCTCGGTGTGGATCGCTCGGAGCAGTCGCAGATCGTGCTCGGTGGCGTCGTCGCCTGGCGAGAGCTCTCTCATGGTCAGGCCCAGGAACGCGGCTGCGCCGGCGAAGAAGGCGCGGCGCAGCTCGGTGTACTGCTGCTGGGACACGCCGTGGTGATAAGCCATGAGCTCTAACTTGTCGAACTCGTCCTGGAGCATCTGCGGTGCTGCTGTGTCGCTCGCCATGATTCTCCTCCGGGTGAAAAAAACACACACGTCGTCCTCTGGGGTACCCAGGGCTTCAAAAGCCCATCGGGAGAGAGATCCACACCTCGTAACCGTAGCCGACCCTGTGGAAAAATCACAAAACTCGCGAACTCCACGCCCTACAGCGGTTTAGGCCATCATTCCGGTGTGCAAACCTCTTCCACAGGTGACCCCTGTTTACATATTCGCCCTGATCGAGGGCACGGCCAGAGTCCTAAAAAGGCCCCATCGTAAACCAGCCGATCCTTAGACACACGGGGGGTAGCGACGGCCAGCCCGCAGGCTTTCCCGCCCTACACTACGACGCTGTGCGTGGTCTTTTTTCCCTCAGAGCTGCATTCCGCTGGCGCGGAAGAACGGACGATGTGTCGCAACCAGATCCCGGCGCTCGCCAATTTTCATACGCCGGTGCGGTCCAAAGCAGAGCGATCAGAGCAGGAACTGTGCTCCCCAACAGAGCATCGGCAGGGCCGACTGTTGACCGCCTACTTTTGCGACGCTAGCGGTCTCGCCTGAAGCGGTCCAGTGGAAATCTAGGGTGTAAATCGGCCGTCCAGAACCTCGCAAAAAAAGTAGATTTTGCAACCGCTTCGCTATATTTGGCCGAGAATTTAGAGCCCACACCTCTTTAGTTCCCGCCTATCTCCTGTAAACCCACTCAAAAACCACAAATTACAAACTCAGCCCCCCCCACAGCTCGCGGATGACGACGCCACATATTTGTTCTATCTATCCGCTATGCGCAAGATCACCCTTGACATCTACTCAATCTCCCGTGTATTTTGTTTCAAGTTCGTTTTGATGACATAGAAAGGTCCCTCAATGCCTAGCCGCGATTACAACGTTGACCCGCCCAAATTCACCAGCGACCCGCGCACTACGACATGCGACTGCGAGACCAGTCTCGTGCTTCCTAAGCACCCGACCGTCCACTGCCCCAAGTGCCACGCGAGCTATACGAGTAAGAGCCTGCAACGACCCGCGCACTGCGCTCACTGCAACTATGGCCTGCGAGCGTGGAGACGCCGAAACAACATCCCCGACCTCAACGTGCCTTTCCTGTAGAGGCGCTCCCGTCCACCCCCGTCGACGGGATAAACGCTAGACTTAGTGTTTATCCCGTCACATGAAAATCCTAGGAAAGGCAAGCTATGCCTGCACTTAACTTCAAAGAGCAATTCGTCTTGCCGATCCAGATCGGCCGGAAGAACCACACGATCCGCGCCGACCGGAAGGTGCCCATCAAGCGTGGAGACAAGCTCTACCTCTACTGCGGGCTGCGCCACCCTGGGGCGTTTCGGATCCTGCCGGCGCCGGTGACATGTAGCCTCGTCGAGGCCATCGAGATCAACGCGCGGACCTCGGGCATGGTCACAGTCGGCGGCGTCCCGCTGGATTACACAGAGCGGGAGTCGTTGGCCGTAGCAGACGGCTTCCCCGGCTGGGACGAGATGCTGGCGTTTTGGGAAGGCCGGCTGCCGTTCACAGGATCAATAATTCACTGGCATCCGCGAGACCGTCGCACTTATCCGGTCGCGTGAAACACCGCAAAGGAGCGCAGATGCCGAGCTCGACTTATCCGCAGAGTTGGACGTTGGTCCGCAACGGCCCAGAGTTGGAGCGGGCAGGACACACCGTTTATCGCAGGGGTGATGGATTCCATCACTGGACTGCCGTGTGCTCGAAATGCCGCGAGCAGGCGGAGCAGCGCGTCCACGCTGAAACGATGGAACAGGCCCGCGAGGTGGTGAAATGCCTAAACCGATTTCCTGGCTGAACAACACCGCCGAGATCCGCACTGAGGTCCTGAACTCAACCCACTCGCACTTTCGGACCGCGGACATCGGCCGCCTGTTCAAGTTGCAGCAGTGGGCTGCAAGTTCTCTGATGGGGGCCATGCCGCGGGTGCAGTACGGAACCAGCTACATCGTGTCGTCTGAAGCGCTGGTTGAGTTTCTCGACGAGGTGCTCTTCGCGGACGACGTGCCGGCGCTGCTCCAGGCCCGGCGAGCGGCAAACCTCTACGTCTCCCGGCGGAAGCCGCGGACCGTGGTCCTCAAGGAAAAGCTGGGCAAAGGGCTGGCGTCGCTGCCCGACGGCGTCACGCTTACGCGCGGGGAGCTGCGGGTCAAGTTTGAGACGACCCTCGAGCTGGGCCAGGCGCTCGCGATCCTGATCAGCAACATGGCCGGCGACGAGGAGTGGTACGAGTTCTGCCGGCTGTACGAGCCGGAGCAGCCGGCACTGCCTTCAGAAAGCGCGTACGAGGCGCTCCGGCTGGGCGCCGAGGCGAAGTACTTTGCGGAGCGGGGCGATGCGCCCAGGGCCAGAGATTATGCGCGAGAGGCTGCCCACCATGCGCACTGGGTCCAGGTCGAGCGGGGAGTGATCACGCTCGCCGACTACGACAAGGAGATGGAGGCCAGAGAGCGCGCCGAGTCAAAGATGAAGGAGATCTGCTCCGCGTTGACGGCCCCGGACGCCGCGAGCACATTCAGCGGCCTTGTATCTCGCGGCCCCCCTTTAGCCGTCTTTCCCTCCCCGGTAGTTCCCTTTCCCGTCAACTTCGACCGAAACAAATAACCCGTTATATACGAACGACTTCCAACTTAACGATACTATACGTTATCAGACATGAAGGTACTCTTGAGACTGTTTCTCTCACATATCGAAAAGGACCATTTAGAACGCAACAGCGAGGCGTATGAAGAGTTGAGTATCCTTATTAAGAGCATCATCTCGTATGCGGGGCCGAGGAGAAGGATGAGGAATCCATATTCTCGGGTGCAATTGCGAACGAAAATGCACATAGGGAGTTGCTTTGCAAGGTCCTGCGTCGATCTGACTCGTTTCTAGAGTTCTTCTACCATTTCACAACAGGAAAAGGGCTTCCTCCACAAAAGCCCAAGATCGTCCCCCAGTTCTACGCTGGTGACGATGGCCGCCCTGACGTTCTTTTTGATTTCGGAAATACCTCGCCGAACATCATCATCGAAGTGAAAGTTCGCAACGATTGCCGCTCGACTCCCCGACAGAGAAACGAACTAAGTGGCGTCGGCTACGAAAATCGGGCGACGACGTTCTTTCTTGTGCCGGCGGCTGGAAACATCGCGGCGACATCGATCCTGACAAACCGTAATTGCCGCAGAATGAGTCTGGGCTAGCGGCCGTCTTTTCATGAAAGAAGCCTCCCGGCGGTGCTGCTCATGGCGAGGGCGCGCCGATCTTCCGGTGCGCCCTCGCCTTCTTGCTGGTTATTCGGTTTTTGCAAACTTACTTTTTTTCGCGCGGTGACCAGCGGAAGCCGAAGGAGAAGGTGGGGTGGTAGTACTCGCGCTGAATGAAGTAAGGCTCCGTGCCGTCATAGAAGCCGAAGACCTCGTTGTTGAGGTTGAGGGCGCTGACGACCAGATGGAACCCCTTGTGAAGCGCATAGCTGCCCTGCGCTTCGATCTCCGTGTGGTTGAAGAAGTAAATGTCGCCGAGCGGACCGTTGATTCCGCCCGGCGTGCCGTCGGCGTACTGGTAAGCGAAGATGCTGGCCTGGTTGTAGGTAATGTCCATGTTCATCGACAGAGGGCCGCGGTTATAGGTGGGGCCGATGTTAAAGATGTTCGGTGAGTTATCCAGCAGGCGCGGCTTATCGCTGCGTCCTGCGATGGCGGCAGCCTGAGACCCGATATGACTGTAGTTGGCGTTCATACCCAGGCCACCAAGAATGCCGGGCAAGCCGGACCAATGTTGCAGGTACTGCAATTCGATGCCGCTGACCCAGGCACCCCCGGCGTTGATCGGTTGGGTGATGAGGTAAGTCCCAATCGGTCCGCCCGGCGGCTGGAAGTTGGGCACCGGGTGCTCCGTGCTGACGATCGGAAGTCCCAGGTGCTTGTAGAAATACCCGGCCGAGAGCACGCCGAAGGTCTTGAAGTAGTGGTCGTAGAGAACGTCGATATCGTCGCCGGTTTCGGCCTTGAGGTTGGGGTTGCCGAGTGTGGCCACGTACTTGTAGGCGCCGTTTCCGTTTTGGCTCCAATTGATCGGCTGCGCCACGCTCGCCTCTTCGGGGCGGGAGACGCCCCGTGCGTAGATCACGCGGAGGAAGCTGTCGGGTCCAGCGTTAAAGCGAATCGACGCGCTCGGCAGCAGGTCGATATAAAAAGCTGAGAACTTATTCGGCGAAGCGGCGCCGGTGTCGGCATTGAACGAAAGGTTGTGGATGCTGTCCGTGGTGAATTCGCCGCGCAGACCCACGACCAGGCGGATGCCGCGCCCAAAGTCAGTCGTGTTCATCACGTAGAACGCAGGAATGTGCTCTACAATCCCGTAGTCCGAGCCATCCTCCCACTGGTCGTTGGAATAGGTGAATTGGGTCGGATGCTGGTTAACGTAGGCTGCAACCGGGCCGTAAAAGGCGTTGTAGCCATCCTTATACGAACCGTTGTAGTAGCTCGGTTGCTTGAGGCCATTCGGGAAGGTGGTCATCGGGATATTGCCGAGGGCGTTGGCATACACGCGATACGTATTGGCGTACTCGTGCATACTGCGGAACTTCCCGCCGTACTCGAGGGTGTTGATCTTGCCGCCCATATGGAAGCGGAAAGCGCCCGAACCCTCAATCCCGATGTTGATCTGCTGGTTGTGGCCCGGTTCACGCTGCGTCTGGGTGAGCATGTAGTTCTGGGGGCTGTTGATCTCATCAAAGCATGTCGGGCTCCACTGCGGCAGGTGGGGGTCCGTGGTCGCGCCTTGGTTGAACTGGCACGAGCTGGTGGCGAGGGTATCAGTAAAGTTGGCTGTGTCGAATGGCTCATCGCCATAAAAGCCCGTCCCGATAGCGGCGCTCCACGAATACCACGTATTGTTGAACACGTGCGTGCCACTGAGCTGAACGTTGCCCGAATAAAGCAGGGCATTCTCAGCCTGGTTGTAGAAACTCGCTGGCGTATTGCAGGGCCCGGTGGTCGTCCCGTTAGCGGTGGGAGTACCGGTACATCCACTGTTCCCCGGAAGCAGCAATTGGACGCCTGGCGTGTTGTCATGGAGCGAGTAAACAGTCTTGTCGCCGCTGTCGCGGTAGCGCGAGTAGAGATAGCGGAGAAAGATCGCGGAGCCGGGCTTCAGGCGGAAGTCGAGACTGCCGGCCACTCCCCAGCGGGGGCGGTGGAACTCGTAGGTGCGGATGTCCTGGGCGTCAAACCAGGGTACGGTCTTGTTGTTGGAGAGAGTAGCCTGATCGGGAGTTGGCTCGGTGTCGTTGATGCC